GGTCTCATCTGGTCGCACCGAGTCTAAGACAAGTTGCAGTCGCACCGAGTTTAAAAATGTAAACCACCCCCCGCATTACAACCAAGGTAAGATCGAATGTATTGACTATATAGAAGACTCTTTGGATGTAGGGTTTAGTTATTATTTAGAAGGTTCTGTAAAGAAGTATCTACATAGGTGGAGGCATAAGCATGGGAACCAAGTGGAGGATTTGCGTAAGGCGAGGTGGTATTTAGATAGATTAATAAAAAATCAGGTACAAGGTGGGGATATTGGAAGTCATGAATCTAATAACAATAGACTTTGAAACTTACTACGACAAGAAGTACAGTCTTAAAAAATTAACAACGGAAGAGTACATAAGGGACTCACGCTTTGAGGTTATAGGTGTGGGTGTGAAACTTAACAACAACGATACGGAGTGGGCTAGTGGAAATTTTAAACAGACAAAAGAATACCTACACAGTTTTGATTGGAAGAACAGCATACTATGTGCTCACAATACCATGTTTGACGGTGCTATTCTTGCTTGGATCTATGATGTTCATCCTAGCCGCTATGCCGATACTTTGTGCATTGCCCGTGCTATACATGGGGTTGAAGTTGGCGGATCACTCTCTGCTCTGTCTGAATTTTACGGGATTGGGCAGAAGGGAGAAGAGGTTCACGAGGCTATTGGTAAGCGAAGAGAAGATTTTAGCGAAGAGGAACTAGATAGCTATGGTGATTATTGTGTGAATGATGTGGATTTAACATACGAACTTTTTAAACGTATGGGTAAGAACTTTCCCAAGCAGGAACTCAAAGTTATAGATACCACACTAAGAATGTTTATAGATCCTGCATTTACGTTGTGCAGCTCCACACTTAAAGATTATCTTGTGGAAATACGTGACTATAAGGAGGACTTGATTTGGAACTGCGGTATAGACAAAGAAAATTTAATGAGTAACCCAAAGTTTGCTGAAGTGCTTTTGAACTTGGGTGTTATACCTCCTATGAAGGTTAGTCCTACCACGGGTAAAGAAACCTACGCCTTCGCAAAGACTGACGATGGGTTTAAAGAGCTATTGGTGCATAAAGACGTTAGGGTGCAAGCTGTAGCCGAAGCACGGTTAGGTAACAAAAGCACGATAGAAGAAACACGCACTGAACGATTCATTGACATTGCAGAACGAGGATCGCTACCTGTGCCTTTGAGATACTACGCGGCACATACAGGTCGTTGGGGTGGAGACGGTAAGATCAATATGCAGAACTTGAGCAGTCGTGGTGAGGGTAAAAAACTTAAAAAAAGTATCTTAGCTCCAGAGGGACACGTTCTTGTAGACTGTGACTCATCGCAGATTGAAGCGAGGGTACTAGCTTGGCTTGCCGAACAAGATGACCTAGTAGATGCTTTCACCAATAAAGAAGATGTTTACGTGAAAATGGCTTCTAAAATATACAATGTTCCAGAAGATAAGATTACTAAGCAACAAAGGTTTGTAGGTAAAACTACTATTTTAGGTGCAGGGTATGGTATGGGGGCAGAAAGGTTTGCCCAACAACTACGATCTTTTGGTGTGATAATAAAACTAGAGGAAGCCCGGAGGATTATAGATGTATACAGGAAAACAAATTCTGACATAAAAGATTTATGGTCAGAAGCTGACAGCATGTTAATTGACATGCACAACACTGAAACACCTTATAACTTTGGACGCAATGGCATAATAAAAACTACAGGGGAATCTAGTATAATATTACCTTCTGGTCTTTTGATGAAGTATAACGATTTAGAGTATAAGGAACTCGATGGTTCTGTGGAATTTACTTACCGCACCCGCAATGGTCGAACTAAGTTATATGGTGGTAAGGTTATAGAGAATGTTTGTCAGGCTTTTGCACGTTGTATCATAGCAGATCAAATGTTAGCAATCAGTGCTAAATATAAAGTTGCATTGACTGTGCATGATTCAGTAGTATGTGTAGTGCCAGAAGATGAAATGGAAGAAGCTGTGGAATATGTGGAAACTTGTATGAGCACAACTCCTGAGTGGGCAAAGGGTTTACCAATAGCATGTGAGTCTGGTGTGGGTTATTCCTACGGGGAATGTGGAGATGGCTGATGAAAGCGTAGCTTGGTCGTTCAGTAAGTTGAAAGCATTTGAACAATGCCCCAAGCAGTTTTACCATCTACGTGTGATCAAAGATTATAAAGAACCTATGTCCTCTGCTATGTTCTATGGTAACGAGTTTCACAAAGCTGCCGAGAATTATATAAATGACTACACCCCTCTACCTTTTAAATTTAATTGGGCAAAAGACGCTCTCGATAACTTAAATAAGAAAGAAGGTATGAAACTGTGTGAGTTACGACTTGGTGTTGATGACGCAGGAGACCCTTGTAAGTTTTTTGACGATCAAGTTTGGTATAGGGGCATAATAGATTTATTAATTTTGAATGACGAACTGGCGTGGATAGTAGATTATAAAACCAGTAAGTCTACACAGTATGCAGACGTAGGACAGTTAGAACTTATGGCTATGGCTATCTTTTCTCATTATCCAACAGTACAGAGAATAAATGCTGGACTCTTGTTTGTTGTGTGCAAAGAACTTATTAAACGAACTTATGCTAGAGAAAATTACGATTCATTATTTAGTAAATGGGCACTTAGAGTTTCCGATATGCACACTGCTTATGATATAGATGTTTGGAACCCTAAACCTAGTGGGTTATGTAAAAAACACTGTGTAGTTACTGAATGTATTTACAACGGGAGGCACTAATGCCATATAAAAATCCAAAAGATAGAAAGAAACAGGTCAATCCAGAAAAAGGCACAAAAGAACATAAAGACAGAATGGAACGTCAAAGAGCTAGGCGTGCAATGGATAAGAAAGGCGTTGACCGTAAAGGTAAAGATGTAGGTCATAAAAAGCCGTTGAAGAAGGGAGGTAGTAATAAAGATGGCATACGCATCGAAAGCAGATCAGCCAATAGAAAACGTAACTACAAATGAACTTCAGACGATCACCGACTACCGTTGGACGGGTAAACACCAACCGTTCGATCACCAGAAGAAGACAGCAGACTTTTTGGCTTCGCACCACAAAGCGTTCTGCTTTAACGAACAAGGAACAGGAAAGACAGCCAGTGCAATCTGGGCAAGTGACTACCTCTTAGATCAATGGGAGATATCCCGTGTTCTTATTATATGTCCTCTGTCGATTATGGAGAGTGCATGGCGTGACGATCTGTTTAAGTTTGCCATGCACCGCACTGTGGATGTGGCATACGGGTCAGCAGAAAAACGCAGGAAAATAATAGCCAACAATGCTGATTATGTGGTGATAAATTATGATGGGATCACCATTGTTGAGGAGGATTTATACAAAGCAGGGTTTGATTTAATTATTGTAGATGAAGCCACTCACTATAAAAATGCACAGACTAACCGTTGGAAATCGTTAAAAAGAATACTTAAACCAGACACACGCCTGTGGATGATGACAGGAACTCCAGCCGCACAGAGCCCTCTTGATGCCTATGGTCTAGCTAAACTTGTTAACCCATCAGGCGTACCGAGATTCTTTGGGTCTTTCCGCGATCAAGTTATGTATAAGGTGACAGCTTTTAAATGGGAAGCTAGAAATACAGCCACAAAAACAGTACATAGAGTGCTACAACCTGCGATACGTTACACCAAAGATGAGTGTATGGATTTACCACCTATGGTGTATGTCAAAAGAGAAGTAGCATTGACTCGTCAACAGATTAAATATTATAAAGAACTAAAAAATAAAATGATTATGGAAGCGGCAGGTGAGCAAATTACTGCCGCTAATGCCGCTGTAAACATGAACAAGTTACTGCAGATATCAGCAGGTGCTATTTATACCGATGGTGGTGAGTCATTAGAGTTTGATATTAAGCACAGATACAAAGTATTACGTGAAGTTATCGATGAGTCCAGTAAAAAGGTATTAATCTTTGTTGCTTTTAGACACGTCATAGATGTGTTAGCGAAAAAACTACGTGAAGAGTACATACCTACAGAGGTAATAAGAGGTGATGTATCCGCACCAAAACGAACTGAAATATTTAAACAGTTTCAAGAACAAAGAGACCCAAAAGTTTTAATCATACAACCGCAAGCAGCGGCACACGGCATAACTCTTACAGCCGCAAACACTGTGGTGTGGTGGGGGCCAGTATCTAGTCTAGAAACCTATGCACAAGCCAACGCCCGTGTTCACAGGTCAGGACAAGACTTAAAATGTACGGTGGTACAATTACAAGGTTCTAACATAGAAAAACGTGTTTACGCAATGTTAGATAACAGAATTAACATACACACAAAGATTACAGATTTATACCAAGAAATACTTGATTAAGTAATTATTTGATAGTAAACTGTATTTCTCGATACTAAAGGAGGATGTATGGAGAACGGTAAACTATCGGCTGAGAAACTAACCAAGATTTATTTAAAGATCAAGGCGAAACGAGCTGAATTATCTGCGAAGTTTAAAGAAGAAGATCAGGAACTTAATGCTCAACTTGAGCAGGTTAAGAAAGCACTGTTAGAGTATTGTAACGACCACGGAGTTGATTCTGTCAAGACTACTGAAGGTTTGTTTTATAGGTCAGTTAAAACACGTTATTGGACTTCCGATTGGTCTGCGATGTATGAGTTTGTTTTAGAGCATGAGGTACCTGAGTTTTTTGATAAACGACTAAATCAATCTAATGTTAAACAGTTTCTTGAGGACAATCCAGAATTAGTGCCCCAAGGACTAAACGTAAACTCTGAATATATTATTGCAGTGAGGAAAAAGTGATGGAACATGCTGAACCATTTGTGCCTATTGAAAAAGTTGCAGACCATTTTGCTGTATCTATTTCTACGGTAAGGACTTGGATTCGCACAGATAACTTACCAAAAGATTCTTTTTTAAAGATAGGTAACACTTACAGGTTTAGATTATCTGAGGTCTCTGATGCGCTTATGAAGGCAAAGGACACCGAAGAAAGTGCGTAGGGTTAGTATCCGTGGTGGTAGATTTGCCGAATTTGTTGATGGTATAGAAGCCACTACAGGTGCTAACAAAACTATGGACGTTGTAATTGTAGGAGCCGCTGATGTTGCTAGATCCTACTATGAGGGCTTTTACGACCCTGATAATCATACGGCACCTACATGTTGGTCGTTAGACACGCAACGACCTGCAAACGATGTCCCAGTAAGCCAGAAACAAGCATTACGTTGTATGGATTGCCGTCAGAATATTAGAGGGTCAGGTTCGTATGGTGGACGTGCTTGCAGGTACTTCCAAAGGGTAGCTATTGTGTTTGAAGACAGGCTAGACGAGGTGTACCAGTTGCAAATACCTGCATCTTCCATTTATGGTAGAGCTACTGCGGGTAGTAGAATGCCATTACAACAATATGTTAATTATATTGCTAGTCGTGGTGAGTTAGTTAGTTGTATCCTTACAAGGATATATTTTGATGAACAAAGTTCAATACCCAAACTTTATTTTAAACCCATGCGAAATTTAGATAATGAAGAGATACTTGAGGTAGAGGATATAATGAAGGACGAGTCTTGTTCCAAAGCTATAGCGTTCACACCAGAACCTTCTAACACAGGTAAATCTTTATTTGAAACCGTAGATGGGTTTGACATAAATGCCACTTAGAGGAAAAAATATGTATTACATAAGAGAAGTAAAAGCGTTGTACCCGAAGATAGATCAGCCTTATAGGTTTGACTCCCAAGCAGGAGAACGGGGTAAGAGTGTACCTTGCTCTGCTACCGATGACGGTGCCTGTTACGAGTTGAGTTTTGTAGCAGACGAAGTAACTGCAAAGGCTTTGCATAAAGGCATGAAAACCGCCTATGACGAGAAAAAACAAAAGGGTTGGAACAATAGTGTAGCCCGTCCAAAAAAGAACGACGATGGAGATTTTGTTTTTAAAACCACAATAAAAGCTGCTTATAGTGGAAGAGAAGTACCTAGACCCAAGCAGTTTGATTCACGAAATAACGAATTACCAAGCACGTTTAAATTGACTTCTGGTAGTATAGTTAATATAGCCATTGAGTTTATCCCTCATGCTATGGAGGGTGGTGTATCGTTAAGACTCAAGCAAGTACAAGTGTTAAAGTATGTTCCTATAGAAGCTCGTTCTGTGTTTGAATCCTTAGATGGTGGATTCGTTTTTGAAGAAGAAGCCCAAGGCAGTTTGTTTGAGGCTGTAGAAGAACCCCCCGAAGAACCCAAGAAGATAGTCAGGACAAAAGCAACAGGCACTAAAGGTGCTGATAAAGATTTATCCTCTATCGTAGATGATTGGGACGATTAAGACCAAGGTGCTTTTGCTACCTGTTGAACACGTCGCCCGTGCGTGTGGTCGAACACGGGCACTTTAAAAATTAAAAAAAACACAATAACTTGTATAAAGATGTTAAACGGGGACATCTATGGATACTCATACTTTTTTACAAAGGTCACTAGGAGATGAAGGGTACTATTGCCTTCTAGGTATTAAAGATAAAAAGAAATTAGTAACACGATTTTTTAGCGATGTAGAAGATTTAGTTAATAAAGCAAATGAATTAGATAGCCAAGGGTATGATTGTTTTTTTGGTTTAAGTACATTCACTGAACCTACACGTAGGACAGGAGATAATGCAAAGAAGTTAAAATCTTTTTTTCTGGATTTAGATGTAGATACAGAAGACCCTAAAAAATTTAATTCTCAACACGAAGCCCTATCTGCACTACAAAGATTCTGCAGAAAACTTTCTTTACCCAAACCGCTTATAGTAAATTCTGGTAATGGGGTGCATGTTCACTGGCAACTAAAAGAAGCAGTGCTCAAGGAAGACTGGAAGATAGCCGCCACAAGGTTTAAAAAAATAATAAAAGAACAGGGGTTATTAACAGATCCTGCAGTAACGTCAGATACCGCCAGAGTCTTACGGGTACCTCACACCCACAACCATAAAAATGAACCTAAACAAGTTACTTTTTTCGGTACTCCATCTCTTGAACTCCATGATTTTGACCAGTTTGTATCTCTACTAGGGGTAGATACTACACCAGTACCTACGCCTATACCCGAAGGTGCTAATGCTGTGATGGCAAATCTAATGGGTAATAGAGAGAGTTATTTTAAAGACATACTAAAAAAATCAATGTCAGGAGACGGATGTGCTCAGTTAAAACATATTGTCGAAAACCCTAATGATATACCAGAACCCTTGTGGTTTAACGGTATATCTATTATCAAACACTGTGTTGATGGTGGTAGGAAAGGCGCACATAAAATATCTTGTGGACACGAAAGTTACGACCCAGAAGAAACAGATACTAAGTATGACACAGTAGAATATGTTCATACATGTGAAAGATTTGATGAAAACAACGAAGGCGTATGTGATAACTGTAAACACTGGGGTAAGATAAAAAGCCCTATCGTGTTAGGTAACAGGATAAAAGAATCCGATCCTCACGTAGAGTCAAACTTCCCCATATACCCTAAACCTTATTTCAGAGGCGCGAATGGGGGTGTATATAGAAGGGAAAATAAAGACGGAGACATAGAGGAAGTTCTTGTATACCACAACGACCTTTATGTAGTGGAACGTATTAGGGATGACATGGAAGGCGAATGTATAGTTATGGAGCTACGTCTACCTAAAGAAAAACCTCAAAAATTTACGATCTCTCTAAAAACTGTAGCTTCTCAGCAAAAATTTAAAGAAGCACTAGCTGAGAAAGGCGTATCAGTCTTATGGATAGGAGAATTAATGAAATATACAAATGCATGGATTAATGAATTGCAAGCCACTACCAGAGCTAAAAAAGCACGTAACCAATTTGGTTGGGTAAGTGATAACGGAATGGAGTTCCAAAGTTTTATACTTGGTGACAAAGAGATACGCACTGACGAAATATTAGAAAACCCACCCTCTGTACATACAGGTCAGTATTTTCATTTGTTTGGTAGTAAAGGTTCTTTAGAAGAATGGAAAGAGATAACAGATTATTATAACAAGGATGGGTTTGAATTACACCAGTACATAATAGGCACGGGTTTTGGGTCACCTTTAATGATATTTATGCCTGAGAAAGGGGCAGGATTAAACGTATATGGTAAGTCTGGTGTAGGTAAATCCACTGCCATGTATGCCGCAGCAGGTATATGGGCTAACCCTGCAAAATATTGCCTTAAATACGATGATACTCAAGCCTCTATTTGGGGTAGAGCAGAGGCATATAAAAACTTACCTTTATATATTGACGAATTAACTGGTAAAGATCCAAAAGCCCTTTCTAACTTTGCTTATAGTATAAGTGGTGGACAACAGAGGAACAGGCAGTCAAAAGATGCAAACACAGAACGATGGAGGGGCGATCCTTGTAATTTCATAATGGTGAGTAGTGCAAATGAAAGTCTAATACAAAAGATAAGCTCTGAAAAAGATAATCCAGCCGCAGAAGGTCAAAGGTTGGCAGAATACAAGGCAGAAGAATTATTAGGTAATTTAAACGACAGTGAAGGAGCTAGAGAGTTAGCTATGAAAATACAAGACGTTTATGGGGTAGCAGGAGTGCCATACATACAACATGTTTTGGGGAATCTTAGTCAATACAGGACGGAAACTAGAGAGCTTCAGAAAAAGTTAGACAAAGCGGCAGGGCTACTCCCAGTAAATAGGTTTTGGTCTGCAAAAGCTGCTTGTTCTTTAATGGGTCTTCTTATAAGTAAAAAATTAGGACTTCACAATTTTGATATGGTTAAACAAAAAGAGTTTGTTATTGAACTTTTGAAATCGAATAAAGAATCTCTTGAAGAAATGGAGTCTAATGTAGAACAGCAAATATCGGATTATTTATCACAATATTGGGGTAACATATTAAAAGTACACAGCACAGAAGATGGACGTAAGAAAGGGGAAGAAAGTTTAAATAACAATGGACTAGATCAATATATAAAGATACCAGAAAAAGATCCTAGAACTTGGATAGTAGGTAGGTACGAACCTGATACAAAGTATTTGTATTTAAGGAAAAAACCTTTGAAAGAGTGGTGTATAAAGTACCAAATAGACTTTCTTTCAATGGAGAGAGATTTACTTAATCATCCTACTTTAGCAGGTGAAAAGGTACAAGCGTCTTTAACTAAAGGGGTTTCTTTACGTACATCAGTGACAAGGTTAATTAGAATTAATATGGATTGTTCTACTATGGTAGATGCTTAATATATACGATATAGACCCTGACGGTCTCCGCGTGATAATAAATTGGGATAGTATGCGTGTGGGTATGTCTGTATTTATACCCTGTGTAAATACAGATAAGGCACTTAGGCAACTAAAAAATGTGCTCGCACTTAAAAAATGGCAGTATGAAACCCGTATAGTTATAGAAGATAGAATGTTAGGTGTGCGTGTTTGGCGTATAATGTAGTTTCTCTCCCCGTTGCCCCGTGTAAAAGCGGGGCTTTTTTTAATCAAATAAAGCATCAAACCCTTGCATATACTGTAGCCTACTTCTTTCAAATGCTAATTTATATATGGGGGACACCCTTACACCGTTGTGCATTTCAAGAGTAGTTTGTTTATGCCGCTTCATGGATTTATCTAAGGTGTCAAAACTTATAACTGCTTTGGGGAACCTACGCCTTACTTTTTTATTAAACTCTCTAATGTCTTTTGAATTTTCACGCCATGCTTCGTAGTCACCCATACGTCTTTTAATATGATTATTTTTTAATAGCCTCGTTCTTTCTCTATCTATTTCATCAGATATGTTCTGTTCTTGTCTTGTCAATTCCTGTCTGAAGGTGAGTTCTTTGGGGGCAAAACCCATAGCGTTTGTAATGTGATCTGCCGCAGTCATTTCTGTAAATATGGGATCGCCACGTCTGGTTCGCACTCCTTCTCTGGCATAACGCCCAAACGTATTTCTATACAAATTAGTTACTGCTGGTGGTGTTATTTGTTCAACACCTCTTTCTATCTCACCATTAAATAAATCTGAACCTCCTCTACCTAACCTTTTAAAAGTGCTTAAAGCAGGTCCACCAAAATGATAACCAATCCACTCTTCCGTGCTACCATAATCTTCAAAAGAATCTTTAAACCTATTTTCTTGGAATACGAGTTCATTTAATTTTATTCGGTCAGATATATCTACACCTGTAGCAGCTACTAACGGACCTTTATAAAAACCTTCACCGATATTTTTTCGTACCAAAGTATCAAAGTCTTCCTCGTCATCAGGCATCATTATATCTGCCAGTAATTTAACGGCCCCGTATATAGGTATACCTTTTACCCCTGCAAATAGTAATGGTACCAAATGTAAGGTCGCTAGTTGGTTTCTGGCTATTTTTCTCTCTACTGCTGTTAAATTCTTGTAGTTTATGGCTTGCATAAATGTTTTAAACATGGTGTAGTACATTTGTAAACCGTAGTTTTTGTACATAAACGCCATACGTCCTAACCCGTTTTGCGATATCCTTGCACCTGTTTCTAACCTAGCACCACCGTTAACCTCTTGCGTTTTATACAAAGATTCTTTCGCAGCTCCGTCTAATTCTTCTGGTGTTAAATCCTCTACTCTAACTTTTTTTTCATCTGCCATACGTTGAGTTTCAAGATTGTATATGGCGAATAAGCTGACTTGCCTGTTAAGACGTTCTCCTGCGTTGAACATAACTGCTGAAGCAGCGGCAGTTCTATTTAATATTCGTAGAACAAGACCCTCTCTACTTACCCTCCCCGCTTCATCCAAACCTAGAGCATCTGCTATATTTGTTTGGTAAAGTTGTCCTCTATCTCTGGCTACTGTCAGTAGTGGTAGGAGGCGATTTAATTCTTCTTTAAGTTTTTTAGGGGTATCCTCTTTTATAGTAAAACTTTCTACGGGCACTCCGTTACTGTCGTGGGTTCTGGTTATCTTAAAATACTTTTCAACTTGTAAAGGAGGACTGTTAAACAACCCTATACGCATTACCGTCCTGTAAGCATCCCGTATAGCTTTTTCAGTGTTCAAAGCACCGTATTTAGGTGCCAATATACTAAAGGCAAACATGGGTATCTGAAACAGGTTAACAACTGCAGAAGATATGTTAAAACCTAAAGTGTATAAAAAAGCTCCTTGGTTTATAGGGGCAGCTAATCTTTGTATAGAGTCAATGTTCACACCCCGTGCAAATTCATTCCTTTTAGCTAAATCATTTACAATAGCATTGAGTGTTTCTTCATTTTTGTCTGGTTTATCTTCTAATATTTTTTTTCTTTCTGCTTCTATATCGTTTGTTATATCTCTTAATCTTCTGTTGTATTTTAGCTTTACAACTTGTCGTCCAGCATCAAAAGCCTTTGATCTCAAAGCATGTATAGAATCGGTTTGGAATCCCGCAACCCCTTTTCTCCTTTTCATGCTTTTTGCGAAAGATGTTTCTGGTAACTGGTCTATAAACAATTCTATTATTTGATCTTCTACTGTCTTATCTACATTCGCTTTTCTTAACTCGTCTATAACCTGTGCTACAAAAGATGAAGGAGGCACGTTCTCAAAAAAAGATGTATTCTGATCTAGGTTTCCATCACTTGTCCGTACATTATCAAACTGAGTTTTATCAGCCCTTAATGATTTAGCAATTTCATCACGTTCAGCTTTTGTCTGAAAGTGTCTTACTACATAAGCATCTTTATTATCTACCAGAGCTTTACCATCTTTGTCGGTTAACACGTTATAGATTAGTTTATATTTACCCTCTCGTGTTAAAGGAAAGTATTGATCTATGTTGGCCCTGTCGAGTATTTCTTTAAATACTTTTTTTACTTTTGAAATACCTTGTGTATTTGCTACAACTTTCCCATCCTTATCGGTGGTCTCCATAGCTTTGTCTGTAACAGTGGATATCTCAGCTATAGTTCTTTGTAACTGTCTTCTGTACAGATTTAACATATCTTGGTACGCTTTTTTACCCCCCGCACCAATAATTCTTACTTGCTTACGTTGCTTATTCCATATATCAATTTTTGTTTCCCCACCTTTTTCAACAAACTCAAGGTTGCCTTTATCATCAGTATATTGTCGTATAGCTTCGCTTTTAGTAAGGAAAGGATTAACATCATAAATGGTTGAACCAAATTCACTATGGTATATAAGTTTATCCAGAGCTTCTTTTTTAGCCCTGCCGCTTTGTTTAGCCCAATTATTTACAGACTCCACTACTTCTCTTACTTCTTGATCTGATTTACCTGAGTCTCCTACCATCTTCTCCATGGTTTCATGTTGTAGTGCGGCTAGATTACCTAAAACGGTAGATTGTGTTGCGGCTATATCGCCCATACCTTGCCCACCGACTAACATGAGTCCTATTTTTTGTGGTAATCCTCTTGTAAGACCATTCCACGCATCTCTTACTCCAAAACTTGCTTCTCTTGCTGTCTTACTTATGATTTTTTGTACTCTACCTAAATTATTCAAAGTCTCTTGGGGGTCCAAACGGAAATAGGCTTGCGTGTCTCTTAAATTTCTGTCTGCCGAAAGCGTTGAGAATATAGCCATGTCTAACTCAGACATGGTACGAATAGCAGGTTTACCAAGTAAACGCCTTACAAAATTACTTACTATCCTAAAAAACTTCTCCAAAGGATTGACAGGTTCTCTAAGATGTAAATCAGCTAGTTCTTTTTGGAAAGAAGGTTCTGCAAATGAATAAGCAACAAATTCTTCTAAGGATGCTCCTGCCCCATTGGGGTCTAAGTCTCCCTTAACTTGTTTGTACAAGTTCATTAACTGTCTAGTCACCGGGTGACTTTTGTTTTGTAAATTTAAAATCGTTGCTGCGTGAGTCATTTCATGCAGAACAGTCTGCACTGTAGGACCGAATTGGTTGTTCATGTTTATGAATATAGTATCTTTACTAGGCACATAGGAACCTGCACCCGTTCCACCAAATCGTATCTTAGTATCACCTGCTACTTTTAATAACGCTTTGGCTACATCTTGTACGTTTTTATCTTTCGCATTTTTACTTATATTTTCTAATAATCCCTTTAAATTATTTTTTGCAACAGCGGTCATTTGAGGATTGGATAAAGGCGTATCAAGTTCAGTTCCTAATTTACGAGCCACATAGCCTACTACTGTTCTCTGGGCATCAATATCAGTTTCGCCAAATCCTAAATCTGCGACTTCGTATGTGCCATCATCTATACCCTTCTGTATTTTTTTAAGTTCCTGTAACAGTTGAGTCCTAGTAAGTCTGCTAAGTGGACCCTTGGGTATATATAAACTTAATGTTTTCTCTGCTTTCTCTAAAACCCTTCTTGCAGCCCCAGCTTGTGTAGATAATTTTTGTCTCTTATCAGGATCTTTTTCTCTGTCAAGTTTTATATTAGCGTTTTCTAAAGCCACTGACGCATCATTTACAGCTTTAATTGCAGCTTTTGTTTTATCTCTTCTGTCCTCTTCTAACTGCTCATTTAAGGGCTTAGTTTTTGTCTCAGTTACAGGTTGTTTAGCTATAGTTTTCCTTGCTTTAGTTGAATCTTCTAGCCCTTTTGCAGTATCTTTAGGTATAAAAACAGGTCCAGCTTTTACACCAGTTTTTATTTTCTTTGTCGTTACTTCTTTTGCTTCCCTTGCTTCTTTTGCTTTTTTTGCGTTGTCTATCCTAACCTGTAATATTTTAGAGCCTTGATTAGTTAAATTTTCATTTACCCAGCTTTCTGCATCTTTAAATGCCCTACCTTGTCCACCTATAACTTTTTGTTCCAATTCTCGCAAAGGATTAATTTCTTCGCTATGAAACTTCTCCATAATAGCCCTTCTAAGTTCCTTTCTTTTAGTAGAATCAGGACTAAGATTATTAAATTCTTCTAGGGTTACCTTCGCTTTTTTCTTACCGTATGTGACCTGTGCTAACTTGTCAGCAAACGCGGGATCTGGAGTTTCTATTTTAGTTTTATCGTATTTTTCTGGTTCAGCTTCTACTTTTTCTTTTGTTATTAACGTTGGATCGTCTTTAGATTTTAAAGTAATTAACTTCCCATCTTCATCCATAAAAGTAGGAAAAGACTCTTTAAATTTAGATTCATCAATTTTATATTCAGCTATCGCAGTAAACGCATCGTCTGCTCTTTCAAATTGCTCAAAAAATCCTTTTGCATTTTTGTTTCTTTTTCCGACCGGATCGGTGGTTACAAGGGATAGAATTTTCTCTCTATCTGTTGTATCTTTTAATTCTTCTTTACCATAAGGTATTGTTTCGGGATATGTTATCGTTCCTCTTTCTGTAATCCCTGTACCTGCGTCTCTCATTCTTGGCTGGTCTTCTGGTGTTTTATCTTCGACCAAATTAATTGGTTTTAATGGAGGACGGATATCTCCTTCTCGTGCATTAAAGCTATCAGTATCTGTTCTAGCAGGTTCCACTCCCTCTCCGACAACTCCGGCAGTTTCTGTAACAGCTTCTCCTGTTGGGGTTTTTGTAGTAACTGAAACGCCAACTCCACTTCCTGTTTCGTCAGTTTCTGCAGGTTTGGTAATAACATCAGTAGTTTCTCCTACGTCGTCTGTTTTAGCCGCACTGAGCGCAACTTCTTCTTTGTCACCAGCTTCTCCCGTTATGCCAGTTGTTCTATCACCCGTTTCAGTCGCACCGAGCTCACTTTGAAACTTTTCTTTTGACCTTCTTCCTTCGTCAAAAGATTTCTGTACGTTTGGATCTTCTCTAAGTTTTTTGTCTACTTCTGTTATTATTTCTTTATCCGTAATAACATCTGTCCCTGCTAAATCTATATCATCGACAGTTTCTTTAAAAGTATCGTCATCATCAGGTGTAACACCCCTTGCTCTACCTTTTATAAATACATCTGCAAGGGCTTGTAATATTCCACCTGCACCTGCACCAATAAGCCCCTCTTCAAGCACACCTGAATCAATAAGTTCTCTTGTGGGGTTATATCCACGCTCGTTAAGATTTTGTAGTATACCTGCGGCAGCTTCTTGAGCACCTTCAGCAAGGCTTGTGGCACCAGCTCTTTGTACTCGGCTGGTTATATCTGTAATGTCTTCAGGGGCAAGTTTATCTAATACTTTTTGTATAGGTGTAATCTGGAATGCTTTTGCTAGTTTACCTAAAGGAGTTATTTCTGTTGCCCCAATCAATGTACCTCTAAGAGCAGCAGCACCTCTCTCGTCTTCAGTAGCACCAAAAGCACGGGCACGTTCACTAGCCTCACCAGCACCAGCGGCAGCAGCAACAGCACCAGCAACAGGTAAAGCAGCGGGACCGAGTGCAGCAGCAGGGAGTAAAGCACCGATAGAACCAATGCCTGCCGAAAGTTTATAGGCTATAGAATCTTCATCAGCTTCGTCTGCACCTAGACTCTCTCGTATGGATTCCCCCGCTGCTTGTATTTTTCTCCTTGATCTAAGCTCTGCGTCTTCTTCTAAAGCAGCGGCAGCACCTAGTGCTGCGGATTCAAATAACCCTGTAGCACCAGATACAAGTCCTGAGTAGATATTACTTAATATACCAGAGTCGTCTTCTATGGATGTTCGCGGTAAACTAGGCAGCCCACGTCTTGCTCTTTCTGCAAGGACAATTTCTCGAATACGGTCTTCTCTTCTTTGCCGTTCTTCAAGAATAATTTCTTGTAGGGAAGCCATTTTATTTTCCTAAAGCGTAGTTTTCTAAGGCTTCTTGTAGGTCATTTATAGTCGGTTCTAAATCTTGTAACCGTTCTTTGAGGGCCAGATACTGTGATAATTGCTCTATTTCGTCTCTGTCACGTAGTGGTTCTTCTTTTGATTTAATAAGAAGCCTTTCACCTTCAGGAACAACAGTCAATATTGTTTGCTCAATTTCTTGTTGTACAGACAACAGTTTTTCTAGGGCATTCCCTATGTTAGCTCCTTTTTGTACATCATATAATAATTCTTGTAATTCTTTTTTATTCTTCTCGGCTATAACTCGTATCTTGTTTGTTATATTATTTTGATTTTGTTCTACTATTAATTGTGCCTGCCTATCAGCCGCTAAAATATCAGCATTACTAAAATCACCTAATGCTTTTAAAGCCTCTCTTTTGTTTTTAGTGGCTGCTTCAAACGCTCTCTGTCCTAGTTCTGAACCTTTATTAGCTTGTAGTTGGTCAGCGTCAAGTCTTTTATTTTCTTTCTCAATAATATTCTCTTGACCTTTAAGTATGGCATTGTCCATAGCAGCTCGTTGTTTCGTTCTAGCTCTAACACCACCAATTAGCCCTTGACCAATTCCACCCCCACCAGTCATTATACCTTCTAAAAATGCTTCTCTTTCAAGGCGTTTACGATTTTCTGGTGAGTATACTCTAGCTAGTTGAGATTCAAGACCTTCGACCCTACCCTCTCTAATTTTATCGTATTTACCTCTTCTTGCTCTTTTATCCGCAAATTTAGCAAAATCTTCCATATCTTTTTTAGGATCTATTTCAGCCATTTTTGTAAGGGGATCTGTTATTCCAGCTCCCATAGCAGACGTAACTCTATTTTGTTGTATACTGGGATCTGACCCCAATATTGGAGGCGTAGGAGCACCTGTAAGAATATCACTTTGGAATTTCTCTATTGGAGTTGGCGGCCTTATTCCTCCCGGTCCTGTTTGGTCAATTTGTGCAGCTAGTCCTAATATTCTATCTCTTTCTTTAGCAGCAAGCTTTTTAGCTCTAGAATCTGTTATTGATTTTGTAGCAGCCTCCCTTCTAGCATCTAAATTAGCCGCCTGTTCTTCTGCTTTCCTAGCACTTTCTTCTGCTTCCATAGCACTTTTTTGTTTCATTCTTCCCCTAGATGTAATAGACGCAATATCCCTAGGATTTCTCCCAAACATGCTTATTAATTGACTAGGGTTATAGACCTTCGCTTCTATATCTTCGAGTGTTATATTTGACCCTGTCCTCTCATTATACTTTTTTAGTTCTTCTTGAGTTATAGGACCACCTGTTTGATATCCTAATATGCCGCCACTAGACATTTTCTGCATAGCAGGACGTGGTAATGGCATGAGACCACCCTTTGCTCTCATCTCTGGAAGTTGTGGTCCTTTAGCAGCACTTTGTAGATTTTTGCGTTGCATTACTTCTCTTTGTGCCATAATACCTTTAGCTTGATCTGCTAATTCATTTTTAGTCATAGCCAATAATTTTTGTTCTTGTTGATCTACGACCTGATAAGGTTCTTTTTCAGGAGTATTTAATAACTGTTGATTTGCCACTGCTTGTCTTTGTTGGATAAGTATTTGATTTGCAAGAGCATTTATCACTGACGGGTTATCTTGATAACGTTTCTGTAGTGCTTTAGGGTTTGACCTATAAACATCTACGGTATTATCGACTTGAGAAGCTATTCCTTGCATTTAATATTCTCCGTACTAATCTACGATAAAATCATCTTCTTCGTTTGGGTCTTGTATAACTAATTGATCTGAAGGAATACCCATAGCCTCCCCAATAGCTACTTGTGACTCAGTTGGTTTTATATCGCCACCTAATTGGTCAAACAGATACCCTAACCCACTTCGAGTAAATAGATCCCTTAGTGATTGTCCCGTTGCCAAAGAAGAAGCTAAATCACTAGGTGTTGAATATACTGTAGATTGTGCTTCTAATGGTAAGCCTTGTAATAAAGATTGCATGTACTGCACTTGTTTATATGGGAAATCACGTTCTTCTTCAAACTGTGCCAAATCTCCTGCTATACGTTGTTGTTCTATATTACGTCTAGCTTCTCCAGCTTTAGCCTGTCCCCCAAGAACATCAAACCCAAACCTATTACGAGCTTCTTGTTCTTTATTAAATTGAGCTAATGCTTTGTCATAGGCATCACGATACCCTTCACCCGTTATTTTGCTTTGTAGGTCAGCTAAATTACGTAGTCCTTCTGATTCCATAATGGCTTGGCGAGAACCACCAAATGCACCTGCTCTTGTCAACCTACCTGCTGTTTTTTGACGTTCTATTTCTGCTAATCTTGCTGCTTCATCTATCTGTGGTTGTAACGCAGCTTGCACATAGGGGTTCATGTATTGTTGGGCCGCTGCAGCATCAAAAGTTTTTACTCCCATATTAGACACATTAGGTTGTAACTCTCCAATACCTGTAAATGCTTTTTCCTGTAACGGATCTATGTCAGCAGTTAATGCACCTTCATAGGCTTCATATGGCATGTCTGCTAACGCCATACCTCTACCTAACATATCTGTCACATACGGTCCCGCATAACTAGATAAAGAACTTTCTGTACCTAGATTCATATTAACCGGAGCTTCATTAGTATCAGAGCTTCCACTTGGATCAGGCATAGGAAGGTCTGTACCTGTTACGGTATTATCTGCACCAGTATTTACAGTGTTTCCGGTGCTAAATCTAGCTATACCCCCACTCGCCATTTTGGGCATAAATTTATCAGGGTTTATTTCTATTCCTTGTGCTTTTCTACCCGTGCGTGCTTGTCGCACGTCATCCATCATATTATGTAATTGTTTAGCACCTGCATCAGAATTACCATTACCAAGGTGACTTACTACATCAGCAGGTATAACAAATTCACCGTCACTTAAACGAGCTTCTTGTCCACCATCAATACGTGCAGGTACAACATCTGCCATGCCATCAGTGGAACCACTTAGATAACGCCCTTGAGCTAGTTTGGCTATACCGCCTTGTGCCATAGTAGGTCTTTCCATTAAATTTCTTTGGGCTAATGCTGCTCTTTGTGCTGTAGCCGTTTTTTGAGCTTCTTGCACAGTAGGAGGTTTTTTATTCTCAATATCATCAGATACTTGTGCAAACTGTGCATCAGTGAAGTATCTTTGCCCTTTACTCCCTCCTACTCTATCCGGATCTATAGGCACTCGTTCACGTACAAATTTATAATCCGGTATTTTTCCTTGGTATCCCAACATAGGTCTAAAAACATTAGGGTCAGCACTGGGTAATATATTTAATCTATTAGCAACACTGCCCAACCCAGAACCCAATAGAAGATCAAGCGTTGTATTGCCTGTAGTTCCTGTAGTAAAATAGTCACCCGCAGCATCAAGTGCATTTGAACCTAAATCAGTCACAGTGCTGGTAAAGTCATTCCACCAATTTGACATTAATATTCTCCTAATATCTGTAATAATCTTAACAGATCATCATTGCGTTCTATAATACCACCTTTTTGTTTTTTTGCTATGGGATTAAAACTTGGAAAATTTACATTATTTTGTATAACGGGTGCTTGTGCAGTCCTAGCCCCGTATGGAGAAGCAAACAACGCTTCCTGTTGTGGGTTTGCAAATATACTATCTCCACCAATATCATACATATACCGTATCTGTGCTGGACCCATTTGTTGAGTTTGTGCTACCCCCGGTTGGGCTAAAGTTGATATTTGGCTGATTAAATTTTCAAGTCTATCTCTGTCTCTTTGTCTACCTTCCTCATCACCTACGCCTACACCCTCACCTTCACCTGTGCCTTCTTTAGTATCGTCTCCAATCACATCATCTTCGACGCTATCTCCTTTTCCTGTAACACCATCGGTTTCACCCTCAGTCTCACCTACATCTCCTTCTCCACCTGTTGTAGGATCAAGCTGGTCCTCTGACCCTACCTCGTCACCAGTGCTAGTGCCAGTATCTGCTGTTTGTTCTGCCGCATCTTTTGCCGCTTGTTCTGCAGCTATTCTTTCAGCTTCAGCCGCTTGTTCTGCAGCTATTCTCTCTGCTTCAGCTTTTGCTTCAGCTTCTGCTATTCTTTCAGCTTCAGCCGCTTGTTCTGCAGCTATTCTTTCAGCTTCAGCCTTCGCTGCTTCTTCCGCTGCTATTCTCTCCGCTTCAGCTTTTGCTGCTTCTTCTTTCGCTACCCTTCTTTCTTCTTCGATCCTTCTTGCTTCTTCTAATGCACGATTAGCTTTCTCTTGATTGTCTGCTTCAGAGGCTATATCCGGTAATACAACTTCGCTACTAAAATCACCATCGTCCCCTACAATGTTGTCGCCCATAGGGTCTAAATTAATATTTTCTGTGTCAGTATCTTCTGTGTCAGTATCTTCTGTGTCAGTATCTTCTGTGTCAGTGTCTTCTGTGTCAGTGTCTTCTGTGTCAGTGTCTTCTGTGTCAGTGTCTTCAGGAGCAGGAAATTCTTGAGCTGTCATATTATCAAAATCATATACCGTTATACCATCAACACCCAACACTCTAAATGTGCCTGTTTCCCCCCATATTGCACCTTCAGACTGTTCTAAAATTTCTGACGGTACTACACCCTCTCTTTTATCTCTTGGTATTACATCATCATCAGGATTATTAGGGTTCCTACCAAATATATCTTCAAGGGTATCAAGTCTGTCTTCTGGATTAGAAGTTCTATCCTCACCATCTTTATTTTTTATTACGTTACCATCTTTATCTATTCTTGTAAGAACTAAATCTGGTTCGTAACTACCGCCTACAGTATCACGATCCTCTATAACATCAGTACCAGTATCTTCTACAACGTCTTCTGTAGTACCAGTATCTTCTGTACCAGTATCTTCTGTACCAGTATCTTCTATAGTGCCAGTATCTTCTGTACCAGTATCTTCTGTAGTACCAGTATCTTCTGTACCAGTATCTTCTATAGTGCCAGTATCTTCTGTAGTGCTAGTATCTTTCACTACTGCATCGGTGACTGAAGGATCGGCACCGCTATCCCCTGTCCCTTCTCCTGTAGTCTCTTTTGGTGCCCCACCATCAGATTCATCTACTTCAAATACAGGAGGTTTTACATCTAAAGGAGTTTCTAAATCGGGGTCTCCTATATCTACAGGCGGTTCTTCAGGTGGAATTATTGTTGGTTCTTCTTTATCAGGCGTGTCAGGTTGTTCACCTGTTGGAGTTACTACTTCACCTTGAGGGTCTGTTACTACCACCTCTCCTGTTTCGGTATTTTCAACTTCTACAGTTGATTGTCCTGTTACCGGATCTATGCCTGTATCAATATCAAATTCACTTATTTTACCTACAGATGCTGCTATATCATTTATAGAAGGGGCATCTGCACCATATTCACCTGAAGCTATTCTTGTTAATACATTAATTCCTTGAATAACATTCCCAAGGTTTAAGTCTGTAGATACGTCTGCTACATCTGTTACATTTGACGGATCAAGTGCCTCAATATCTGATAACTTTTGCCCTAGCTCTGTCTCAGCAAAATCCGCAGAAATAACTCCCGATATGTCATCTACTATAGGATCTGCTGCTCTAAGAACATTTGCAGCTTCTTCTGTTAATTCAATCCCATTGTTAGTAAAAAATGATATTCCTTCTTCAGGATCGTATTTAGCTACATTGATAGCATCTCCAAAATCTTCCTCGCCAGTGGCTAGTCTTAATGCTGTAGACACAGCTCGCATTGGAGGGAAAAATACAGAAGATACATCTACGGCAAACCTTACAGCGTCCATAAGATTATCATCTCTTTCAGGAGGTATTTTCACGGCTGCTATAGTATAAGAACCTACTGGAGCAGTGCCTCCTGAAAGGTCAACTAATTGGATAGTGCTGCGATCTTCTACCCCATACATTTCCGGGTTAAACACATCCCCCGGTAGTTTCATATATACCTTATTTTCAAAGGCAATAGGTCCAGTAAGATCCTTAAATTGGGGTAATAAAGAATTGTATACAGACATATCTGTTTCTTTTACTTTATCTAGTCCCGATTCTGCAACCAAATAATTAAATGCTGTTCTATTAGCAGTTCCACTTGCATAATCATATGCTCCTGACGCTCCTTCAAGTTTAGGTTCTGCATATAAGGCAGCAGGAGAGTCCCCATAATCAGGATCGTCCCCACCTTGCATTTCAGCTATGCTTCTTTGGGCATCAAATATTCTTTCTAGCTTTTCAAAGTTTTGATCAAAAATAGGAGAAGAACTATAGGCACTCCAAGCATCTATAATATTAAATTTAGATCCGTCTTTGGCAACGGCACCGCTGTCTTTGAATTTATCCAAGTCTCCTATGGCAGTTTCATAAAGAACATTAGTCATTACTTCTCCAGTAGTGGGATCGTAAGACCTGCCTACCTCATTAGAATCTCTAAAACTAAACGAAGAACCATCTGGACCTTCATCAACAGCACCTACACTATAACCATAAGCATCTTCATAGCCCATGTTAAGAAAATCAGCAGTGCCATCATTACTATAGTCAAGACCTTCAGACGAAAGATAATTAAGAACATCGTCGTCTAGTTGTGATGCGTAGTATTCACCAAAGACAGTTTTGTTATCGTCTTGCATGGCAGCAATAGCAGCAGGTTTGTAATTTTTATCACTATCCCCATCAGTTAGATGAACTCTTTGTTCTACACCGTTTATATATACAGGATTGCCTTCTTTATCTAAAACTTCTCCCATATGATTTATTCTATAACCCTGATCGTTTTCTATATATTTGTCATAGTCAGGGTTTGTAGAACCTTCAAAAAATAAACTACGCCCATCCTCATCTTTTCCTTTTTTCACTTTAAAAGATGAATAGTCAATGGTGCCATATAAATCATCAAAAACTTTTTCTTGGACGGGAGCTTTATTTCTTGCATACAGCAAGGCATCGGCAGAACTAACTTTGCCATCTTGATTTAAATCAAATATCATTTTATCGTCTTGAAGTGGACCTACTCCCCTTTCATACCCGTCAAGTCCCACAGCACTTTTCATAACATCTAACTCTGAATAACCTTGGGATAGTAATTCTCCAATAAGTCCTGCAAGAATTTCGTCGTCCACTAGGTCACCTCTAGTATGCTGGCAACTACGTGTAAACGATTGGCAGTAGCAGCGGTAACTTTTAATATCTCACTGGCCTGCACAACAAGAGGTGCCGAAAGTAGTTCTACGGTGGCATTTGCACTAACAGCTTTGGTATTAAATAGGCTAAATACATCACTACCAGAAGTGATAGTGAGAGTGATTGTATCTGCATTCCCTGAGTCTTCCGATACTAATATAGATTTTACTATACCAGTAGTTAGCGCAGCACAAGTGTACAATGTGGTTACGTTAGTAGTAGACAGGTCTACCTTTGCATTTACAAACGTGTTAGACATTAGCTTAAAAACCAACTAGCAGCGTCAGATTTATCTGATAACACGCTACTACGCAAAGCAGAATCTAACTGATTAAAGTAAATTCGTAACACATTGTTAAACTGGTCAAAAGAGGCTTGGTTATATTCTTTTGGGGGTGAGGGAAGTGATGGCGCACGAAACGTTAAATTGTATTGAGTAAAATCTACTGTAGCCATTACCTTCTCCCATCTGGTCGCATGTCTAATCTTGGAGAGCCAAATTGCCAAGTTGTACCAAGTCCTGTTGATTCTACTTTAAAACTTATCTGTCTACCCCGTATACGTAAAAATACTTGATCTGTAAATTTTTCTATAGGCACAATTGCAGTTCTTGTTACCGTGCCTTCACTATTACCACTTTCAGATAGAGGTGAATTATATCCTGATCCTGAATTTTTTAACGGCAGTAAAGACATGGTAGCAGCGGGAGACTCTGCTGTAGATCCATCAAAACTTATATCCGGTAGCATACGAGATACAAGCATAAATTTATGCCCGTCTTCTAAATCAAACTGTGCAGAAGTTATAGATGCTGATATAGCCGCCACTGTAGCTGTCTCATTATCGTCAACTCCAACCTCATGTTCTACTATTTTATTATTGCTTGTAGCAGCTATTGGGTTATCTCTTATACCAGAATCTAACCATGCAGTCCTAGTGATATTGCCGTAGTACCAGATATTTTCAACATAGTTATAGATAACATATCTATTAGTTGTTGTACTATCTGCCGATGGATAGAACCACCATACCTCATTGAATGCCTCATTTGTCCCTGCAAATATCTGGGCTACGTTATCAGTATTTATATCTGTAAATATATATTTTTTAACATCGCAACGAAGATTTCTTACAGTGCCATCATACATGTAAAATGTTTCTTTACCCATCCAATAGGTAACATTACTGGCAACTGCTGCTGCATTTTGGGATATAATTGATGTGTTCTCTCCAACAATTTGTGCAGTCCATACTATAGGAGCACCAACATACTGCATGGAGTATAAAGAATTATCTGTCCATATTAATATTTCTTGTTTAGTTTGTAGAGCCGCTATTATCTCTGAACCACGCGAAAACCGTAAACTACCTGCCTGATTTGTAGCTGCAGGTGTCCAATTTGTAGCATCTTCTTGATCCGACCATCGCACTAACATAGGGTCTTGTGTTGATGATCCCACTGGATTAGCACCAAAACAAAACACAAAGCGGTTTATATCTGATATAAGAATAAAATTTTGTACAGTGGGTACACCAGAAGCTCCAGATTCTGCACTTAAAAGGGTAGCTCTTACATTTAACGCATCACTTTCAGAAGCATCCCAAAGAAATAAAGATCCTCCTCTTGCACCAAATATTAAATCTTCACCAAAGTTACCTTGGCTCCACAAACGAAGTGCATCAGTGCCTGTAGCACCAATACCCCAAACACCTTCACTCCAGCCCCCCGCACCCCAACCTTCAAGAGGTACTTCCGTTTCAGGACCAACATTTATTTGGTATGCTGCTGATACTGTACCCCCACCAGTAGCACTAGAAGACGCTGCCTCAGAAGCTGTTATGGTATATGTATTACCTGTATTATAAGTTATTTGAAACTCACCATTTAAAGTCAGTCCACCGACAGCAGATGCACTACTAAAAGTAACAAAGTCACCGTCTATATACCCACCGTTAGCGTCTGTTACTGTGACAGTGGTAGAACCACTAACTGTTTGAAAAGGATTTGATAACGACACAGTGGCCCGTAGAGGTGTAATATCATAATATGCACCTCCACGTTCTATATAAAACTTTAGATGAGTTCCTACACCTGTGAGTTTTAGACTACCTAGTGTTACCCAAGAATGTAACGATCTAGCAGTTCCTAGAAACGTGTTATCAGATATTCTCTGCCAACCACCTATTTTTTCTGGTGTGCCCTGACGAAATCTTACTTTATCACTTTCATACCAGCCACCCTCACTGGTATAACGAGTATTTTCACGATTAACGCCCGGTTTGAATGCTATTTTTTGTAATGGCATACATCACCTATCTCCAGTCTTTACCCTGAAATAATAATGCTTCTGCTTCTCTACGTCTAACTAAACCCGCAACAACCTTACCACCAGCACGGTTCCATCTCCTTATTTCGTCGGGAGCTTCGTTAAACTTGCCTTCATTTAAACGGATGAGAAGTGTAGAAGCGTGTAAGTTAGTAGGCCCAAGGTTGTATGTCCAAGAAACTAAAGCATCAAACTGATTTTGGTTTAATGGTGATTTACCTGAAGATCCATAAGCAACCTCTGGTTTCACCGCATTGGTAACTGCAATCTCAAACTCCTCAAGATCCTCTACCAACATCTGATCGGCTTCTTCCTGAGTACAAGTATCTCCTTCTTTTACACCTCTGGTGTGACCCCAACCGATAGTCCACACTTTTGCAGAGCACTTATAGGCTTCTAGTCTGCACCCTTCAAAGTGCTTAATAAGGTATATACCTTTCTCTGACGTTTTCATAGTTCCTTGATCTTCGACACTCTTTTCACTTCTTCCGTCAACAGCTTGCCTACTTTCTTTTCGTCGTAGCCAGAACCATGTGGAAGGCCGTACTCTGAACATAGAAATTTTATTACCCATGTCTTCGCAGTTTTATCATGCACAACATTATGTGCGTAGGCTTCAATCTCACACATCAAACGGTATTTAGGATTGAACAAATATCTAATGTAGTGCGTCCACGGATTACGTAAAAACTGAATATAATGGATATTTTCGTGCCGCTCAATATATTGACGAGTATTTTCTCCGGCAGCTTCATACCAATCTTTTTTGATAATACTAATCGGACCAATATTTATTGCAACCATCTTTCTTGGTACCAACCAATTTGACAAATAAATTTTTGCTTTCGGAGTTTTATTTACAGGCGCTATCATTTTTCTCTACTCACCTTTTGTACTTTTTCCACGGTTCTCATAGCACCCAATCCCAACATACCCATCAAGACGGGCATCATTTGGGAAGTATCGATCATAGGTATGACAATATCTACTTCCGCAACGGCAAGACCAAAATTACCAAGGGGTATCAAAATAAAATTACCTAAAAAACCTAGCCCACACGTCCAGCCTATGAAGGGTCTCCATCCGGCAACGAATAAAGATTTAGAAGCAGCTTCGGTCTTGTTGACTTCAAGTTGTCCTTTTGCAAGCTCTTGAGCATGGCGCTCTGCCATTGTTGCAATCTCATGGGCCAAGACCATCTTCTGATCTTTGTCTTCGATGAACTTATCCAAGATTTGAGTAGCTGGACCTATCAATGCTTGTAACATATTATTTCCTTGCCATATACGCGGTTGCACCAAAGTACAAGCCTATCACACTAGCCTGACTTAGAAAAATCATATCACTCATTGCAGACCATGTACTT